TTATTTTGTTATATAATAAAAAGGTGTATGAAGGAATGCATTCCCCCATACACCCTTCATGGCTATTTAACCATGTATTTATTTTACAAATTTAAGGCATAATCCCAAATTGAGCTTCAGCTTTAATATTAACAAATTTCATCCACTTTCTAGGTGCATATAACTGAAGAACACCATACAAAAGAATCATCCATCGGTATGCTGGAGCAAGAACAGCCAAATCCATCTTCATAATCGGTGCCAACTGTTTAAAGGCTATAACTTCTGGTGTAAACTCTCCCATGAATGCCGTATAAGTATTAGGCATCTTAAAGTTAAAATCACGATAAGTAGTCTGTCCATTATTACTAATATTTGCAGCAGGTACTTCAGCAATACAATAAGCTATTGTCCCATCCCTTTCTGTTCTATAAATACGAAAATAATCTGGGGCAACATTTACTTGTGCTGCGTTTGTAATTGTTAAATCAATTGAATTTTCTACTTCCTCAGCGGCAATAGCTACAGGAGCATTTAATACAGCAGGCAAAGATTCTCCGTGTCTGTTTACAGCGGTTACATAATAAGTATACAAACCAGATCCGCCAGATTTACCCCATTGCCCAGTTGTTGCAGAACTATTTACAACACCCTCAATTTTAGCAGGAGCAGTGGGGGAATTGACTCCACCTGTAGCTTGTTCAGGTAAAACTTTAGTTTTCTGTATAAACAAGTCAGGCATAAACTCAACTTCTCCACCATGAGTTTGAAACTTATTTACCACCAATCCTGCACGATAACCAGCACCCTGAGTGGGCATTATGACCCTTTCTTTGGGAAAGAACATTTCACTAAATTTAGCCAGTGTTTCAAACGGTAAGAATAAATCAGTGGGTGTTCCATAGTTTTCTAAAATCATTTGAGCACCATAATTAATATGTTTATCTTCTAAGTCTTTACCAGCTAAATCAATGACGTTTTTATTATCAATTAACCTATCAAGCCCATCAAATTGATAACCTTCTTGTTCCAGGGCAGCCAGACTAGAGTTACCCCAAAATAATGCATTTTCAACTTTTTTCATAATCCAAAGAATACCATTTTGGTTTTCTCTTGCAATTACATCTCCATGAGCAGTTCTTACAAGTGTCATAGGATGGGTGACTGACCGGGTTGTTCCTAAAAACTTCACAAAAGATGCTTTACGTTTATAAACACTGTCTTCAACATCCGGCAATGCTCCTTCAGGAACAAAACCTCCACCCTCAGAACCATAACTAATAAGCTGGTTGTATTCTTCTACAGTAGAATACGCTGGTTGTTTGTAAATCTTTTTCCAGAATTTAACATGTTGATCTTGAAAAGTAAGTACTTTTAAACTGTTTTCTAAAGATTCAACAATCAACGGAGCACCACCAGTACGAGCATCAACCCCACCAGCTTGACTATACCCCCCTGTATTTAATGCTTTATTTAATTCAATTACATCATTTATAGAACCAATTCCAAAACCTTCACCAAAATTTTGGTAGTCTGATAAAGATACCATATTATACATATTTCTATCCCTCCACTTTTAGTTTTTAATTTTTAGCTGACTACTCTGCTTCTAACCTTTGCTAACAACTCAGGTCTTAAAGGAGCACCTGATTCAAATGTAATTATGTCAGAGGTAGTAACTCCTGAGTCTCCTTGTTCATACATACTCATCAAACTCTGAAGTATTTGTGATTTAGAAAGAGGTTGTTCTTCTCCTAAACTTTTTTGGAAATTACGATTTACTATGTTAACATTGGGAATAGACTTTCTCATTGTAGGCTGTTGTTCAATTTCTTCAACTCGCTCATTTAAATCATCCATCTTTTTAGAAATTGATTTTAAAAGTTTCCCTAAACTCTCTTGTTGTTTTAAAATACCTTTTTGTGATTTAACTATAGATGTAAACGATTTTGCAAGAACACTCACAGTAGAATAGTTATTTTGCAAAGATTTTTCCAGTTTAATAGCCATATCCCCCAAAGATTCAGATGTAGCCTCTACTACTGCTGCTAAAAAATCACTTACTTCCATAGCCTCAGAAATTTCACCCTTTGAATTAAACTTTTTAGAAATTGATTTTTTCAGGCTTTTTTTCTCCATTTCTTCTTCTTCGCTCTCTTCCTCATCTTCACTTTTCTCTATTTCTTCTTCATCTTCTTCTTCATCTTCATCTTCTTCATCTTCTTCATCTTCTTCTTCAATTTCCTCTTCATTTTCTTCTGTTTCTTCATCCTCATTTCTAGCTGAAGTTAACATTTTTCCTTCATCCACTACATCCTCAGCAGTTAATTCTTCTTCATCCTCATCTTCATCTTTAGCTTTATTTGATTTCAATAATTCATCAGCATCAAGTTCCATTTGTCTCAAAGATTTCTTAAAAGACTTAGACATATAATTACCTCCTTTTTATAGTTATACCTATGAAATTAAAACTCTATTACTATTACATCTACATTACTTGTATCGTCAGCAGTTTCACAATATATATCAAATCCAGATACAGTCTTATTTGTTATACTTAATTTTTTTATTTTATTACTACCATCAGCATGTTGTTGTAAACTAACTTTATTATTTTCATTTAGCATATTACATAAATGTCCTAGTCCTTGTGCACCAAGTTCTACGTCTCCGTTAGTTAATCCTAAAATTGAATTAATTGTACCATTCCCAATAGTAATTTTACTATCCTTTCCAATTTCTTTACTTTGAATTACCACTTTTCCTTCAAACCCATCAGCTACAAAATTTGTAGCATCCTCATTAATTTTATTTACAATTTCATCAATTGTAACCTTAGCATAATTATCAAAATCCCCATCACCAGAAACTTCACTACCTCCATCAATTAATCCAAGTTTTAATGCTGTAGTGACACTGTCTTCCACAGCAGGAGTAATAACCACAGATGAATCTTTTCCAAGCATAAGTGATTCAATTGAATATTTACCTGAGCTATCTGCATCCCAAGAACAAGTTACTACGCTACCTTCAAAAGCAGTATTAATCGCAGTAGCAATCGCAGTAGCAATACTATTTCCAGATGTAAGACTTGTTAGGTCTCCTAAACTAACCTCAATAACCTCACTACCATTAACAGATACACCAAATTTATGACCAGTTTGACTGGATAAATCTGTCAAAGGAGTAGCACCAGATTTAGAATTACCACTTGTACCACCATCAAAAGTTATAATTTCAGGAGAACTAGCTTCAGGTGTTACAATAAGAGTTTTGTTATTAGCAGAAAGATCAAAAGGAGCAACTTCTGTCCCGATTACTTTTGCTGGCGTACTTGCTGTAAAACTTACCGGAGTGGGATTTACCCCATTTAATTTAATTGTTCCACCTACTACTCCTTTTAGAATTCCTTGTAAATCTACTACTCCTTTTAAAATTCTTTGTAAATCAAGTAATCTTTCCCCAGCCTTAGTTTTATATAAAACTGGGCAACCACTTTCAAGTATTCTCGCATCTTCTTGACTAAACTTATCCATTACAACTCATTCCTCCTTTGTTTTAATAAAACTATTACAAAACTCACCACCTTTAAAAATACTTTTCTACAATTCTTTCAGCATCCCATCTTGAAATACCTTTAGATAGTTGTAAATATAAAATAGTTTCACTCTTACTTAAATTTCTTTGTAAAAGCATTTTTCTTAATTCCTCAATTTTTTTCTTTGCCTCTTCATCTTCCTGTAACAACATTGCTAAATTTCTTAAAGATGTATCTAGTGATTCAACTTTCAGACTTGAACCACTATTATTTTCGTTTAAACTAAAATCATATCCCGCATGAGCTCCTTGTACTTGTGTGCATTCAGTAAAAGACTTAATAACTGCATCCCATGTTGCCATAGGATTAATGGGGTTGGGAGTTATAGCTACATTATATACCTTTGCTTTTAAAACTCTTCCTAAAACATCTTTTTCTAAAACTTTCCCCTCTACTGAAAACCCCATCTTCCTGGGAGCACCACTTTTCTTTAATGCTACAGCAACTTCCCATACTCTGTCGGCTTCAGCTACTCCTTTAAGTAGTTCTCCTTCTACATAAAATCCTTCAGATGTAATTCTAGTTGTTTCTTTGTGAGGATAACCCAAAATTTTACTATTATCATGATCCCAATTAAACCAACCATAATTTACAAAATCACTTATGTCTAAGCCCTTTTGTATTATTTCTTCGTTTTCTCTATCTTTGGCTGAAGTAGATGCAAAACCCTGAATAATTCTTTTTTCCCCATCTTCGGATTTTTTTAAATCAATATCAAAAGGTACAAAAAAATCAAATCTGTTCATAAGCATCACACCTCATCTAAAAATTAAAAACCTACCATTTTATAACTTCACAATACAAATTCTATTTTTATAGAAATAAGTTTTATATTGAAACAAAAAATTTTATATGTATGTATATATAAAAAAATAAGAGGCAATAGCCTCTTATTTTCTCTATTTTAGATGTATCTTTTTATTAAATTTTATTCAATAATTACTTCTAGAATTTCAGATTTTTCCACTTCTTCTGTTTCTTCGTCCCAATCAAATTCTTCTTCTTCCCAACTAAACTCTTCATCATACTCACTTACTTCTTCCTCATTTTCTTCTCCTTCCATACCTTCCATACCTTCTCCACCCATCACACCCATCATACCGCCCATAGCTTCAGCCTGCTTAGCTTGATTATACACACTTATATATTGTGGATCAAGTATAATATCTCCATGTTCTATTGGTTCTTCATCATGTTCTCTACGAATCTCATTTACAGTTTTATATACTCTAACTCTTTCTCTATCTAAATCTATTCTTTCTTTATCTGTCTTAGCATCAATTCCTACAAAATTAAATACAAATTCATTACTAAATTTTGAAATTATAAACTTATTTATCATAGATTCAATAAATCTCAATAAAGGTCTTAAGCCTTTATCTTTAGAATGCTTAATACGGGATTCATTATTATTTTCAAAAATACCTCCACCCCTACCAGCTATCCCACCACTATTAGGAAAGTTTACTTCAGCAGGGTCTATTTGAAAAACTGAACATGATATATTTACAAGATAATTCATCCATTTTTCAAATTCCATTTCCCGATTAGATTGAGAGACATTTATATACTCAACACCCTGTGGTACTTGCAAAACAGGAGTTTTCCACGCACCTTGAAGCCCTGATACTTGTGCTCTCCATTGCCTCTTAAACGCTTCTAATTCCATCCTATTAGCTACTCCAGGCTCTTGTTTTATATTTAAAATGCCTTTTGTAGTACCACCTTGACTAAAAAACCTACGATTATATTCTTCTGCATATAAATGAGCAGTAATCTGGTGAATTAATTGTTCTAGTTCACTAAATCCGTATGGTTGTAATCTTATATCAGTTCTGGGATTTCTTACACCAAAAGCCAATTCATCCACAGTAAACCAAACAAATATTCTACCATCAATAACCTGAACCCATTTTATTTCTTCATTTCTTTTAGGTAATGATATTTCACTACTAGGCTCGTATTGTTCAGAAGCAAAACGAATTGTTGCGGCATCAACAGCAAAAAATTCAGCAGGTCTATTTTTTCTATCAAAAGTAATTTCAAAAGTCATTTGATCGTAAGTCAGAGAATCTCTCACAATTTTTCTTATAAAAGTGTCAAAGTTATCTCTGTTAGGATTATCATCAAACCCACAATTTTCTAAAAATAACTCTAAAGCTAACATTACTTCTTTTTGAGAATCTGTAGGGATTGCTTCTTTGTTTCGTAAACGTATTTCATATCCTAAACCGTCTTGACTAAATCTTGCCGGCTTTGAAAAAGAAGACACTTGATTTGTTCTTGTAAGAATAATTGCAGCTATTACAGAATTTTTAACAGCCATTCTTCTTAATATGTCAAATGTGACAGATGTTGGTTTTTCTCTATACCCCATTGCTTCAATTAATTGTAATGGGTGTTCAAAATATGCTTTAAATTCATCTTGTGGTTTACTTTTTACTAAATCATGTACAGGATTAATATTAATATTTTTTGCTAACCTAAATGATGGTGGTATATCCGCAATTATCGGTGAATTAAATCTTGTTCTTACTGTCTCTATTAAACCCATAATTTTTCCTCCTTTACTGCCTATAAAATCTGGATCCATTTCTATAAATTTTATTTATACAAAATTTTTGTATTATCGAATTTTCATATGGACTAAATATCTAGGTAAAACAGCATTAGGATTTTTTACACACCATTCATTATTTATTAGTCCAGCATATATCCCTTTACCAGCTATAGCTTCAACTGTATCTATTTTAGGTTGATTTAAATCACCAATTTTACCTAAAGATGCCTCACAAACCATAAGACTTCCTTCTGCTCCATGCCTTGTAAATCCCTGATCACTTATATATTGAGCTGATTTAGATGGTTTATCCGCTAGATAAATACCATCACCTAACATTCTACCCACCTTAGCTTTTACTAATTTAAAGCCCCCACTATGCCCTAAAATTAGAGAAGTAGCAAAAGATCCAGTACCATGATAAAAAAGTCTTGTATTCCCTTTATATTTCTTTTCATTTTGTTCTTTTATTTTGTTATAATCTTCTTCTACAGGTAAACCTGAAACTTGATAAACGCCTAGTATTTCAGGTTTTATATTGTTATGGTGTTTTCTATCCCAGTCTTTAAATATTTTATTTGTTATTTCCTTCTGTTCTTCACTGCTAACTGAAGAAATTTGACATTTTACATCTGATAATTCTATGCTATCATTATGTAAATCAACTCCATAAATTTTTAGTAATTTCATGTTTCGTCTATACTTTTCTGATAATTCTTGTATTATTTCTTCTTCGCCTTTACCTTTTTTCTTTAAAGAAGGTTTCATAATCGCAATTTTTAATTTTAGATTGTGTTTATACTCTTCAATCTCTTTTGGGCTTTTCTTAGATTCACCACCTGACAAATAATTATCCCAGTCTTCAGGTGGAATAGGCTCAATTTTTTCAAAAGGATTTTCTATTGCCCAAGCAGCCATATCGCTAGATAATTGCTTTATATACGCAAGATTTTTTATGATATACTTATATTTACCTTTAGAATCAGATAATTGCTTATATAAAGTTTCTATTCTTTCTAGTTTTTTAGGATCTTTAATTAATTTTATCGCCGTTTCATATTCTTTTTTAGCTTTCTTTAATTTAAATAATTCTCTTTCTAATTCACCTTTCTCTTCTTCATTCAGAGAAGTTTTTCCAAAAACTGACTTGTCTCCTTGTGTATGACTTATTATAT